GCATTCGCAACATCTACAACGTCGAGTCCAAGGGCAATACCAACGGCGTCAACATCACCGGCGTCCACATCGGATGCTCTGGGCTTCTGCAGGGTGAAGGCTGGGTGTCGGGCAACGTCGGCATCAATATAGCCCCTACCGCCCACGGCTCCACGGACGCTGCTTTTGCTTCTGGGTATGAGAAGCCGCGCGACAACGACTTCCGCGTCAATGTCTTCTACGACACGGTAACTGCAAACAACACCTTCTGCCTCCGTGTGACGGCGCCGAGCAGCGGCAACACCGCGGGCTGGTTGAAGGTTGGTGGCCGGGTTCACGTCAACGCAGCCTCGGCGGTCGGCTACGGCTCTGCCTTCCAGGGCACGCCCTCAAAGCTCCTGGTCGATGACCTCACCGTAGTTGGGCCGTCGTCTAACTTCCAACCGTTCAACCATTCAGCGGCGGACGCCACTGCTGGCGCTCGCGTGCGCGGTCTGCGCACCTACCCGGCGCCCCCGGCGCTCACCACGAACTGGACGTCGGAAGACACCGGCCCGTACACCCTGCCTGCCTAAAGGAGTATCAAGTGCAGCAGTATCAGAACCAGATCGAGTTCTTCAATTGGTGTCCGCCGTACCCAGCCCAGTCTCCGCTTACCGATTGGCACGTGCCGGGCAACTGCTACACCAGCAGCACCCGCACCGTGCTGGATAACCGCCTCGGTATCGCGAAGCCCGGCAACGCCCAGTTCGACGTTTGTCTGTCGGCGGTGCCGAATGCGGATGGCTCTGTTTGCACCGGGGCAGTTCAAGTGGAACTCTATGCGCTGGATGCGTTTTCCTGCGTCCCGTGCGCCAATCCCCAGCAGCAGCCGAGTTATCGCCAAATCGGCGTCTGGACGGCGAACGTCGCCAGTAACGGCGTGGTCCATGCGGGCGGGGCGCTGACGCCTGCGCAACTGTCCATGCTGGCAGTCGCGGCGGGCGCGATCGGAACCGATGGTGTCCATCCGGTTGGTGGCATCACCTTCGGCCTGCGCCTGCGCAACGACCCGTCGTGCGCGAACGCGTCCACCCTGCGCGTGACGCAATACAGCGCTGTCCTCAGCTTCGGCCCGGCCGCGTAAGCTAGATGGCTGTTGGAAATTCAGGGCTTGCGCGCATGCAGGCCCAGTTGGGCTCTGACCAGGAGCATGAAGAGCGCGACCGCCATATCCCAGGCTTCAACTTCGGTGAGCCCGAGGAGAACGAAGACGGCTCTGCGGACGTTCCGATTCCCGAGGACGACGACTCCCTGACCGAGCTTCCTGATGGCTCGGTTGAGGTGAAGCTTGAGGAGGAAGAGGACGAACCGGCCGACGAGGACTTCTACGAGAACCTGGCCGAGCGGCTGGATGACTCGGTTCTGTCGCGCCTGTCCGCCGACCTCCTCGAATCGGTCGAACGTGACCGCGAGGCCCGCAAGAAGCGCGACGAACAGTACGCCGAGGGCATCAAGCGCACCGGTCTGGGCAACGAAGCCCCCGGGGGGGCTCAGTTCGACGGCGCTTCTCGGGCTGTGCACCCGGTGCTGGTTGAAGCCTGCATCGACTTCGCCGCTCGCGCGATCAAGGAACTTCTCCCCGCTGAAGGTCCTGTCAAGACCAAGATCATCGGCGAGCAGAGCGAACCTAAGCTCCAGAAGGCCGAGCGCAAGCGCCAGTTCATGAACTGGCAACTCACCTCAGATTCCCCGCGGGCAATTCGTGAGTACCGCAGGGAAATGGAGGTGGCCCTCACTCAGCTCCCGCTGGGTGGGTCGCAGTACGTCAAGTTCTGGCGCGACGAGCGTTGGAAGCGCACCCGCTGCGAGTTCGTGCCGATTGACGACCTCCTGTTGCCGTTTGAGGCGACTGACCTCGCTTCTGCCACGCGGAAGACGCACGTCCAGAAGATCAACCGCTCGACATTCGATGAGCGCGTGGCCTCCGGGATGTACCGGGAGATTCCGGTCGGCGAGCCGGTGTTGGGCGCCGAAGAGACGGCGGCAGAGCAAGCTTCGGCCAAGATCGAGGGTGTTGACTGCCTGTCGTACAACGAGGACGGACTCCGGGTCGTCTATGAGTCGCAGATCCTCCTGAGCATCGAGGACGACAAGTACGCCAGCCATCCGGTGATGTCGTACATCCTGACGGTGGACGAGCCGTCAGGGCAGGTTCTGTCTCTCCGTCGAAACTGGGAGCAAGACGACGAGCTTGGCTGTCCCCTGGATTGGATGGTGGAACTGCCGTTCATCCCGTGGCGTGGCGCGTATGCCATCGGCTTGGCGCACATCATCGGCTCTCTGAGCGGTGCGACGACCGGCGCCTTGCGGTCGCTGCTGGACTCGGCGCTGATGAACAACCAGGCCTCCGGCTTCATCCTCAAGGGTGGTCGGATGGCGGGGCAGAACGTTCAGGCCCAAGTCGGCGAACTGGCCGCGATCGAAGGCCCGGTGGGGGTCACGGACATTCGGCAACTCATCATGCCGAACCCGTTCAACCCGCCGAGCGAGACGCTGTTCAGTCTGCTGCAGTGGTTGACCGAGCAGGCCAAGGGCGTAGTGGCGACGGCTACCGAAAAGATCGCCGACGCAACCAGCCAGATGCCGGTGGGCACGGCGCTGGCCCTGATCGAGCAAGGCTCCATTACCTTCTCGTCGATCCATACCCGTCTCCACGGCGCGCAAAAGAAGGCGCTGGCGATCATCCATCGCCTCAACGCCAAGTATCTGGAGGACGAGGAGACCGTTGAAGAGCTGGGCGAGCTGGTCGTTTCTCGGGCTGACTTCGAAGGGCCGATGGATGTTGAGCCGGTCTCGGACCCCAACATCTTCTCTGACGCCCAACGATACGCGCAGAACCAGGCGCTGCTGCAGCTCAAGGAGTCGGCGCCTCCTGGCCTGTTCAAGGACGATGAGGTTTACCGCCGAACCCTTCGGACGCTTCGAGTCCCCGACCCCGATGCGTTGCTGAACGCGCCCAAGGAGCCTCAGAAGCTCGACGCGGTGTCGGAGAACAAGCAGTCGGCCGATCCGCAGACGACGCTGAAGGCATACCAAGGACAAGATCACCTGTCACACCTGAAGTGCCACGTGGCGTTCATGACCTCGCCGATGCTGGGGGCGAATCCTCTGATCGGCGCGCAGTCCCTGCCGAAGTTGCTGGCGCACTGCAACGAGCACATCCTGGCGCTGTACGAGATGCACGCCAAGGCGGCTCAGTCGGCGGCGGCGGCCATTCCTGGCGCTCAGACCGGCGACGCTGAGGCACTAGCCGAGCAACAGTTGGCGCAGATGCTGGGGCCGCTGATGCAGCACCTTCAGCAAGCACAGCAGATGGCGCAGCAGTTCACCCAGCAGCCTCAAGACCCGAAGGTGCAGGCCGCGCAGATCAAGGCCAAGAGCGACCAGCAGATTGCTGCCGCCGAGACGGCGAAAGAGCAGGCCCAAGCAGCGGCCACGCAAGCGGCGGAACAGCGCATGGCGCAGTCAGACGCCGCGGACCATCAGTTGGCCGCGAACCAGCAGCAGATCGACGCCGCAAATGCCGAGAAGGATCGGCGGCTGGAGCAGTGGGAAACCTCTGTTGAGATGCAGACGGCTCGTGCCAACGCCGAAGCCGCAGCATTGCAGGCGCATTTGGATCGTGCGCTCAAGGCGCATATCGAAGACAGCAACAAGCGCCAAGAGGACTACATGGCGCGACTCAACGGCCAGATCGAGGCCGTATTGACCGCGCTCAAAGCGCAATTGGCGCCTCAGCCTGCCGAGCAGGAAGTGCGCAACATCCCCGAAGGAAACGACGATGAGCAAGGCAATCAACCTGCACAAGAAGCTGGCGATGGGGGCAACCCAGGTCAGTGAGTACAAGCGCGGCGGCGCGGTCGTCAAGGGCTATGCCCGCGGCGGTTCGGTGAGCAAGGGCACGGTCGGCTCTTCGGTGCCGGCCATCGCCGTGACCCCGAGCGGTCGCGCGGCGAACCCGTTGACCGCAGCCAAGCAGACAAATGGCATTCCGGGCCTGAAGCGTGGTGGCTCCGTCAAGAAGTGACCGAAAGCTCCTCAGCGTCGAGGCTGTGAGGCGCCGTCTCTTGGAAGAGCAACAGGCGCTACAGCACGACGTGTGGGGTGCTTCGGACTGGCACGCATTCCAGGCGATGGCTGCGCAGTATCAGCTTGTCGAATCCCTGTTGAGTGAACTCGCCGTGAACGGCGAAGAGGACTGAGTATGTGGTTCAAAGTGACGTGGCCCACGGGCCTGGTGACGCACGAAGCGTCGGAAGCGCTGAGCCGGGAGGCTCTGGCGATGGAACGCTGGGGCAAGAACACGCTGGAGGAAGTGGAAGCCTTCGGCGTGAAGATCGAGCACGCGGTACACGAAGAACTCGTGAGCCTTGGCCTCGTCCATGCCGATGCGCCTGTTGCCGATGCTGCGCCTGCCGAAACGCCGGTTCCCACGCTGGGCACGGACGCCATCGTAGAGACGGCGCCGACTTCGCCGACCCCCGAGCCGACCGAATCGACGCCATCGGCCCCTGAGACGGAAGCGCAGCCTGCGCAGTCCGAGTAAGCAACCCTTTACCCACCCCAGCCGCCTACGGGCGGCTTTTTCATTTCTAGGAACCGAAATGGCTTCTGACGGCTTTGACGCCACCCTGATCCAAGACTTGGATGTAGCTTTCCCAAATGTTGACCCTGGAGTTGAGCCTCTCGGCGCGAGGGTGCTTGTCCAGCTGCGCCGCCTTGGCAGCGTGACGGCTAGCGGCATTCTTGTCGTAGCAGAGACCAAAGAAACGGCGAAGTGGAACAACCAAGTCGCCAAGGTCGTCAAGGTCGGGCCGCTGGCCTTCCGCAATCGTGATACCGGCGAGCACTGGAAAGAGGGCGCTTGGGTCAAGGAAGGTGAGTACGTGCGCGTCCCACGTTGGGGCGGCGATCGGGTGGAAATCCCAGTCAAGCAAACCGGCGTCGAAGATAGCGAGCCAGTCACGTTTGTTGTGTTCAACGATCACGAGTTGATTACGAAGGTCACGGGCGATCCGCTGAAGCAGCGGGTTTACGTCCTCTGACGCTTCAAGGTTCCTAGCCAAGCCGCCTACGGGCGGCTTTTTCTTTGCCCACTCGAAAGGACGCCGGAATGGCCGTCGAAGACATTGACATCCGAGAGGAAGACGACGGCTCTGCCGTAGTCCACGACCCCAACGACAAGAACGCTCCGCCGGAAGCGGCAGAGCAGCGCGAAGAGCACGACGACGACGAAAGCCACGAGCAGCCGTCTCCCGAAGAAGCGCAGGCACAGGCCGACGAAGAGGCCGCCGCACAGAACGACGACGAGCGCGAGGCCATTCGCCAGCGCCGCCGTGAAGAGCGCAAGCAGAAGAAGGAACACCAGAAGCGCCTCGTCGAAGACCTCCGCGCCGAGCTGGACGCCGAGCGTCGCCAGCGCATGGAGATGGCGCAGCGTCTAGCTGCCGTTGAGCAGCGCAACAGTTCGACTGACCTAGCGGCGATTGATAACGCAGCCCAGCAGTGGGAGCAGGCCGAGCGCGTGCTGAAGGCCAAGATGGCCGAGGCGGTGACCGCTCAAAACGGCGCCGCCATCGCTGAGCTGACCGATCAGCTCTACACCGCCAAACGCGAACGCGAACGGCTCGCCAACATCAAGCAGACGTTTACTCAGCGCCAGTCTGCGCCGCCGCCGCTTGACGCATCTGCGCGCAGCCTGGGTGAGCGCTGGCTGCAAAAGACAAGCTGGTATCGCCCGGACAGCAACGAATTCGATAGCCAGGTTGTCCGCTGGATTGACAACGAAGTGGCGAATGCGGGCTTTGACCCGCGCACCCAGACCTATTGGGACGAGATCGACCGACGCATTGCGCAGCGCTTGCCGCATCGGTATCGCCCCGCGCCGGCCCAGCCCGGCAACAACCAAACCCAAAGGCCAGCACGGACCCCCGTGGCAGGCGGCAGCCGAGACAGCGGAGCGCAAAGCCCCGGCACGTATCGCCTGTCCGCAGAGCGAGTCCAGGCCTTGAAAGACGCGGGTATGTGGGACGACCCCAAGGCCCGCGCCGACGCCATCGCGCGATTCCGTGACTACGACCGCAAGAACGCAGGTTCTCGCTGAAAGGAAAACCCATGTCTGACATCCATAGCGACTCCCGATTGACCAAGACCGATGGTCGCCGCGCACGCGGCAGCCGCGCCGAGGCCGATGAATCGCGCATCAACGATATGGGCACCGCGTTCGACGCGGACGAGCTGGAGCAAATGCTCCGCAACGAATTCGTGCAGGAGGCCCTGCCGAACATCCCCAAGAAGCCGGGATGGCATCGGTGCTGGCTGACCACCACGAGTTCATACGACCAGATCCACAAGCGCATCCGCCTGGGCTATCAGCCCGTGACGCTGGATTCGCTCGGGGTTCCTGGTCTTGAAACCTATCGAATGACATCGGGCGAATTTGCCGGCTGCGTCTCGTGCAACGAGATGGTGCTCTTCGAGATTCCTGAGGAACGGTATCAAGCAATGATGAGGACGCTTCATCACAAGATGCCGCTGGAAGAAGAGCAGGGCATCCGTCAACAAGCGCAGTCCTCTGAGGAGGACAGCCGCGGCAAGAAGCTCGTTTCGTTCGACGACGACGACGAAGGGTTCCGCGATCTGGGCCGAGAGCCCCGCGCGCCTTCGTTTTCCTGATCCCATTTTCTAGGAACGAAACTCCATGAGCGCAACCTCAAATCCGTTTGGGTTCCGCCCTGCATATCACCCGACTGGGTTTGACAGGGCAACTCGATATCCGGTGAACCCGGGCTACGGCACGGCCATGTACAAGGGCCAGCCGTGCATTCTCAACACCGCTGGTTATGTCACTGTCGGCACGTCCGGTGCTGACATCATCGGCGTGATTGCTGGCTTCGAGTACATCGACGCCACTGGCAAGCCCAACGAAAGCACCTACTGGCCCGCAAGCCAGACCGTGCTCGCCGGCACCACGCCGGTTGCTTACGTGTACGACGACCCGCGCCAAGTCTTCGAGGTGCAGGCCGATGGCTCCATTCCCCAGACCGCCCTCGGCGATCAGGCGGACGTGAGCAACGTCAGCAACTCCACCAGCATCCCCTCGGGCGCCAACCTCAGCACCTGCACGCTCAGCTCGACGCTGGCCGGCGCTGGCTCGCAAGGCCAGTTCCGCATCGTCGGCGTGGGTCTCGCGCAGGACAACGCCTGGGGCGATGCCTTCACGGTGGTGCAAGTGCAAATCGCACGTCACCAGTACGTGAGCAACAAGGTCGCGATCTAAGGAGCCGCCATGAAATTCTTCAAGTCCATGGCCGCTACCTTCGCGGCGTTGTTCTCCGGCCTGTGGGGCCGCCTGGGCGATGCCCTGCTGTCGTTCATGTCGCGTTCGGGTCTGGTGCTTTGCGCCGCCCCGATGCGCTCGACCGACTTCAAGGCCATCGTCGAACCGATCCTGAACAAGGCGTTCGATGGCGTCTACGACCAGCGTGCCGACGAGTACAAGTTGGTGTTCTCGGAAGAAGACGGCATCAAGCGTTCGTATCAGGAAGAGCCGGTGATGTTCGGCTTCGGTGCTGCCCCGGAAATGCCTGACGGCATGCCGGTGACGTACCAATCCGGTGGCGTTCTCTTCAACAAGCGCTTCTCGTTCAAGGTGTATGGCCTGGCCTTCGCCCTGACCAAGGTGCTGGTTGAGGACGGCGACCACATCCGCATCGGTGCGACCTTCTCGAAGCACCTGGCGCAGTCGATGATGGAAACGCTGGAAACCATCTGTGCGAACCAGTTGAACCGCGCGTTCAACTCATCGTATGTGGGTGGTGACGGCGTCTCGCTGTCGAATGCCTCGCATCCGATCACCAACGGCAGCTTCAGCAACATCCTGGCGACTCCTGCGGCCCTGTCTCAGACCTCGCTGGAGCAGATGTTGATCCAGATCCGCCAAGCTGTTGACAACAACGGCAAGAAGATCCGCCTGAAGGCCAAGCAACTCGTCATCGCCCCGGGCAACGAGCTGCAAGCCGAGGTGCTGTTGAAGTCGGTCCTGCGTGCCGGCACCAACAACAACGACATCAACCCTGTGAAGTCCAGCGGTGCGATCTCCGACAAGGCGGCCACGCTGTCGCGTCTGACCTCTTCCACCGCTTGGTGGGTGCAGACCGATGCGCCGAACGGCCTGAAGGTCGTGTGGCGTCGTCGCATGGAAGGCGGCATGGAAGGCGACTTCGAGACCGACTCGATGCGCTACAAGAAGACCATGCGTCTGGATGCCGGCTGGGTCGATCCGCGTTGCGCGTTCGGCACGCCGGGCGCCTGATGTTCAGAGACCGTGAGATAGGCCCCTTCGGGGGCCTTTGTCTTTCCACAAAGGATCAATCATGGCTCTGAGCATTTGCACTGGACCCGTTGTCACTACCGGCAACATCGACTCCAGCCAGCAGCACGCGCCCGAGCAGGGGCCGAACCTTGAGTTTCAGGGTTCGGGTCTGCTGGACCCACGCTATGTCGGGACGATCGGTACTGCGCCTGGTACGCCGGTCTATGGCCTGTACGCCAATCCGTACTTCAGCTTGGTCGATGCGGTTCCTCAAGCCGCAGCAGCCAACCGGATTGCGGCGGCCCAGACGGCGACTTCCGGCACGGCAATGACGCTGGTGTCCACGCAGGGCACGGGCGTTTCTCCGAAGATCCCGCTGGTCCCGATGGGGCAGGCGAAGACCTCGGCGAACGCTGTCAACGTGCTTGCGCTGGACTTCGGTTTCACCACGGCGAACACGACCTCTGGTAGCAACTCCATCACCATCCCTTCGGGCGCCTGGAAGTTCTTCCAAGCCGGTGAGACGGTCATCATCAGCGGCGCAGGCGCTTCGGCAAACACCCCTCTGATTACGACTGTCGCGGCCACCCCAGCCGCTGGGGCAACCACTGTCACTCTGTCTGCGAATGCGGGCCAGACGGTGAGCAACGCCCAAGTCGGTAACGCGGATGCCAGTGGCGTCACGGCCTGGCCGTTCGTCCAGGCTGGTCAGATCGCATTGGCTGATCCGGCGCAGTCGCTGGCGCGAGGTGTTTCTGTCACCTCGAACAACGCGGGCGACACCGGCTGGAGTGTGACCGTTCGCGGCTACGACATCGCAGGCAATGCGATGACGGAGACCATCAGCGTCACCGCAAACAGCATCGCCTACGGCAAAAAGGCGTTCAAGTACATCGCCAGCGTCACCCCCTCCAAGGGCGGCGGCGGTTCCACGACCGGAACCTTGTCGATTGGCACGTCGGATGTGTTCGGATTCTCGGTCCGTTCGGACTTCTGGGAGTACATGAACATCTACTGGAACGGTGCATTCCTGACCGCTTCGACGGGCTGGACTGTTGCCGACGCTTCCACGCCGACTGCCACGACTGGCGATGTGCGAGGCACGCTTCAGTGCGGCACGGTCGGCGGGGGTTCCGGCGCGACGGGTTCGGCCGATGGCTCCAAGCGCCTGGCCGTGTTCATTTCGCTGCCGGTCTACAACGCAGTTGGAGCCACCAACCTGTCGTATGTGACCCTGTTCGGCAACTCTCAATTCGCCGGCTGATATGGCGACCTCAGGCACCGTTGCTCGCACGAGCATCGACGTTGCTACCGTAGTGGAGCACGCTGTACGAAAGTGTGGCGTGCCCACTTCTTCTATCTCCGGGGAACAGCTTCGCACCGCAAGGGAGAACCTGTTCTTCATCCTCACTGGACTGACCAATCGGGGCATCAACCTCTGGTCGGTCCAAAAGCAGGTGCTGCCGGTGACTGCGTATCAGTCGCGGATGTACCTGTGGGCTGGTTCGGTGGACGTGCTCAACGCGCAATGGCGTTTTGGGACGTACACGGCGGCCACTACCTACAGCGGCGCTACCGCTTCTGTCACGTTCTCATCGGCAACCACGGTCAACAGCGCAAGTGTGACGATCCCGACCGCTGGGACGTACAGCCTCGTGCTTGAAAGCTCCAACGATGGGGCGACGTGGACCCAATGCGGCTCCAACACGATGCAGGTTGCCTCCGCTGTCGGAGATCAGATTGCAGTGGACTGCGACCTCTTCAACAGCGCGACGTATTGGCGCGTGAGGGAGACAGTCCTCAGCATCACCTGGGCGTCGGTCACGTTCTTGTCATCGACCACGGAAATACCGATGGCGAAGATGAATCGCGACGAGTACCAGAGCCTGCCGAACAAGGCATTCAGCTCCCTGCAGTCGCTTCAGTATTGGTTCGACAAGCAGACGAGCCCGCAAATCTACCTGTGGCCCGTGCCGCAACTGGCCGGCCCTCAGGCCGTCTTGATGGTGCAGCACCAGATCCAAGACGTTGGGAGTCTGACGAACAAGTTGGACGTTCCCGACCGCTGGCTGCCGGCCATCATCCACGAACTGGCCGCTGCGACTGCTCTTGAGCTACCTACCTCGATGGTCCCTCAGGGTCGGTTCGACGCCCTTACCGCACTCGCTCAGCGCTTCGTGAAGGAAGCGGAAGACGGCGAAGTTGATGGCGCTCCCATCCGGATCGCCCCCGCCATTCGTTCCTACACCCGCTAATGCGCTATCTCGACACACGCGGTCGTGCCGTGCTGACCGTGGGCATCTGCGACCGCTGCCAGCTCAAGTTTTCGCTGTGCGACTTGACGGCCGACCGTAACGCCCCAGGCCTTCGGGTCTGCGATCAGTGCAACGACGCATTCGACCCGTACCGCCTCCCGGCCCGGAAGACCGAGGACATCACCGTCCCGAATCCGCGTCCGGACCAACCGCTGAGCTGATATGACCGGATATGTGGATGCATTCGGCGGGAGTTCCGTACAACCCGCCGACCCGGCCTATCGGGCCGTAAGTCTCTCTGCCAATACGACGCTCGTTTGGCCCCCGCAAAGCCAGTCCGCGACGGACTACGTTGCGCGGATCATGGAAGTCACGGCCGCCACGGGCGGCCTGACCCTCACTCTCCCGGACGCGACCGCGCAGTCCAACGGCTTTGACCTGATCTTCACCAACCCTGGCGCCAACACCTACACGGTGGCCGGGAACGGCGGCACGACGATCTGCACCGTTGCTGCTGGGCAGGTCCAGTATGTCTACCTGAAGGACGCGAGTACCGCGCAGGGAACGTGGGGCGTCTTCCAGTTTGCGTCTCTTGCATCCGCTGTCGCTGCCGCCTCTCTGGTCGGCCCCGGCATCAAGGCGTCAGGCGGGGCGCTCTACGCCGCCGAGAACGTCTCGACGCTGAGCACGAACTACACCGTCCTCACGTCCGATCGAACGAATATGTTCATCTGGGCAGGCGGGGCGGGGACGATCACGCTCCCGACCGCCGCAAGCGCCGGAAGCGACTTCTTCTGGTCGCTGAGCAACCAAGGTACTGGCGCTGTCACCGTCCAATGCCAAGGCACCGACACGCTGGACGGGGCATCGTCGCAAACCCTTTTGATTGGCGAGAGCTGCGAGTTCCATAGCTCGGGCTCGCTGTGGGTAACCAAGGGTCGCGGCCGATCAACGCAGTTCAACTTCGCCCAACTCAACAAGAGCGTCACGGGTGGAACGGTCACGCTGACATCAACCGAGGCGGCGAACACGATTCAGAAATATTCGGGGACGCTGACCTCCGACTGCTTCGTTGTCGTCCCTTCGACGGTCCAGGTCTATTTCGTCACCAACAACACGTCGGGCTCTTTCAATCTGACGTTCAAGACCTCCAACGTCTCAGGGGCCACGGTGACCATCGGTCAAGGCCTATCTGCAGTTCTGACCTGTGACGGAACGAACGTCACGAACACCGCAACCACGTTCCCGATTGTCGGCGACCTCTCGCTGAACAACCACCGCATCACGAACCTTGCAACGCCCGCCAGTGCAAACGACGCGGCCAACAAGGGCTATGTGGATGCAGTGATTCCTTCGACTCTCACCACTCAATCCACCCAACTGGCCGCCCTGGCCTTCCTCATCTCCTAAGGAAAACGCATGTCTCAACTCGTCACGCTGCCGGGGCAGATCCAAGATCCCCTGATGGTTTCGTTCACCCAGACCAACGGCACCCAAGCCAAGGTCGTGCAGGACGTGACCGCCGCGACCGGCTCTCTCCAAGGCGGTTGCCGGGTCTATGACCTCGTAGCCTCTAGCACTGATTCGTCTCCGAACTCGGTGATTCTGTGGCAGGCGGTGCAAAAGAGCCTGTACGCCAACATGGGAACGGTCACGATCACCGGCACGAACACCATCAACCGCACCTCAGGTTCGTTCGTCACCGATGGCTATGCGGTCGGCGATGAAATCATGATCCTCGGCGACACGGTGACGACCGCAAACAACGGCGTCGCTGCGGTTGTCACTTCGGTGGCTGCGGGCGCGCTCGGAGTCAACGGTACGCCGTTCACCAACGAGACGGCCGCCGCGGGGTTCCGCATCGTCAAAACCACCCGGCGCTCGACCACCACGGTGGCTGCCAACGCGGGGAACAACACTTCGACCGCGAACACCCAACTTCTCGCGACCGCGAACGACTCGACCAAGGATTCCCTCGGCATCTCTCTGGGTGCCAACGGGCTCCTGCTGGTGTCGATGGCCTCCCAAGTCGTCGGCGCTGTCCCGGCTCGCGTGACGATCACCGGCAACGCCTACCTGTACTGAGATGGCGATCCCTAATCCGGCATCGGGGATGCCGAACCAGACCCCTCTGGGTCCCACTGCCGCACAGATCGCAAGTGCGACGGCTGCAATGGCCGGTCCTCTCGGGGTTGCCGCGTTGGCCGGCGTACCCGGCCTGGCCACCCAAAACCCGACCTACGCAACGCCGCCGACGAAAACCATCGTCAACGGCTGCTCGGCTGGTGGTCAAGCGGGCATCGCGCTCAACACCAATGTCGCGGCCTTTCGGCAGGTCGTCACTGGGGCGCTGACAGCCAGCGCGCTGTCCACCGTGCTCTCGATCAGCGGTCGCGGGCAGGTCGATGTGCTTGGCTTCTACACCGGAGACGCCACGGCCAGAACGCTCCGCCTTCAGGTGGTCGTCGATGGATCGACAGTGGCCTTTGACTCTACGACGGCTTCCATCAGCTCGTCGGGCCAAGGCCTCGCTGCTGCCGGAATGATCTTTTCCGGCTCCCAGAACCTGTCTTTCGGTTCGCCGATCCACTTCAATCAGTCGTTGACGGTGAACGTGGCTTCGTCTCTCACGGAGACCGGCAAGTCCACGCTGATCTACACCGCGCAGACCTACTGAACATGATTCAGGAGTTCGGGACGCCCTACACCGGGCCGACTGTTCCGGCGGTTGTCTCTATGCGCCAAGCGAGGCAGGCCCTGTATCTCGCTGGGAAGCTCTCGGCAGTGGACAGCGCGATTGCCGCGATGACGGACCCGACCCAGCAGCAACTCGCCTACATCTGGTGGAACTACAGCAACGAGGTGCAGCGGTCAAACCCGCTTGTCTCCGTGCTGGGGCTCGCCATCGGGCTGCAGTCGTCTGACATCGACCAGCTTTTCCAGACGGCCAATTCGCTATGAACATCCTTTTGGCGAGAAAGCCGACGCTCGGGTCATGGCTGATTCGGTTCGGTACGTGGTCGCAATGGTCTCACTGCGCCATCTTGACCGATGGGCACGTCATTGACGCCACGATGCAGCGCGGTGTGGCTGAAAGGCCGTTCGCTGAGTTCGTCGCGGAGTACCCGGATCGTCTGATGCTGTCGGTTGACTGCGATGAGGCGAAGGCGCTGGCGTTCGCTCGTTCGCAGATTGGCAAGCCTTACGACTATCTGGCAATCGTCGGGTTTGTCATCCGCCGAGGGTGGTCCAGCAGCGAAAAGTGGTTCTGTTCTGAGTTCGTTGAGGCCGTGCTTAAGGCTGGTGGGCGTCAACGTTTCCGCGAAGAACTACCCCGGATCACCCCGCGTGATGTCTGGGCGGTAACTCCCTGACATGCGCTACCTCATTTTGATCTGCGCGCTGCTGACAGCGTGCGGAGGCGGGAGCGCGCCCGCCGATCCTCCTAAGACCATCGCGGCTATCGGCGACTCGCTGACGCTTCAGACGGGGCTGTGCGCCGACGCTACAGGCCTTCCGTCCTGCGCTCACCCCGAGCGCTCCTACGCAACCTACATCGGCGTCATCGGCAACTTCGGGCGGGGAGGTGACACCTGTACCCCCGAGGAGCCGTTCGACTCCGGGCCGTTCAAGGGTCAGCAAAGAGGCATGACCTGGCGCATTCACGAGCTGATCGTGCTGCACCCGACACAAGGCGTCGTCTTCGCTGGCTACAACGACCTCACAAGGGGCGTCAGCAACGACCTCATCGTCAAGTGTCTGGCGGACCTGTGGTGGCGTCTTCAAGCGAACGGCATTGAACCGATCGCGATGACCTACCCGAAGGTGCAGGTGAATACCGAAAAAGTCGCTGCTTTGAACGTGGCGATACGAGACGCGGCCAAGTCGGCGGGCATCCGGCTAGTGGACGCCGAAACCGTGGATGTGCCGACCGTCGATGGTCTGCACCCGACCGAAACCGGCGCACGCGCCATAGCCAGCCTCTTCTCAAAGTGAACGAAATCGACCCCGTGCAATTTGGCGCACTCACTGCCCAGGTCAAGCTATTGGAGACACAGGTCTCCGAGCTTCAATCGGACGTAAAGGCGCTGCTCGCGCTGGCAAACAAATCCAAGGGGGGATTCTGGGCCGGGATGGCGATAGCTTCCGCAATCGGAGGGATCGTCTCTTGGGTCGCTTCTCACTTTCAGTTCCTCCCGAGGTAACCATGAAACGCTCCGTCTCGGCCGGCATCCTCGCCGGCCTTCTTGTTTCTGCTCCTGCTGCGGAGTGGACCGGCCCCGGCGATAAGACCCTGACGCTCATCGACGAGGAAGCGGCCGACTGCGCGGTGCAGGGCGAGTGTGCGGTGTTCAGCCGTCGTCAGATCGACGCAATGCTGACGGCACAGCGCGAGATGACGCGCGACGAGATGCGCAAGCTCTGCGTGTTCGCCGGGATCGGCCGGGAGTCTTGATTGGATCGCCGGCCGTTCGCGTGGGCTGTTGAAGCTCCTGACGGCTGGGTTTCCCTGTATCGAGATCAAACGAGGGCACTGGAGTTCGCTGCCCGCTGTCACGGACTGCTGATTCCGCTATTCGACCTGAGGAACAACGATGTTCCAAGCACTGAAGACGCTGGCGCAAAAGGCTAGTGATACCTGGACTCAGGCGATCACGGAGCCCAACAACCAGACCGTTTGCCCGGTTCGGCTGGGCGCGTTTGGTACGGCCATCGTCTACCACGCTGCCGCCGCTTACATGGTGTTCGGCCAGTCCACCAAGGTTGACATGAGCATCCTCGGCGCCTACGTCACGCACATGGCTGGCCTTTGGGCTGTCACCTCGGGATCTACCGGGCTCAAGTCGCTGATGAAGGGCGACGCGCCCAAGGAGTAGCGATGCTCACCCTACTTTCCATGCTCGGGGGTGGCCTGTTCCGCCTCATCCCGTTCATCGTTGACTTCTTCAAGAGCAAGCAGGACGCGGACCATGAGTACCGCATGGCCCAGCTCCAGTTGCAGATCGACCAGGCGCGGGCGACTCAAGCTATCGACCTCGCGCACGCTCAGGCGGACATCGCTCTTGGCGCCGGAGAAATGCAGGCTTGGACCGAAGCGCTGAAGGGCCAGCAGCCTACCGGGGTCGCCTGGGTGGACGCGATCTCCTCGACAGTGCGCCCGTTCCTCACCTACTACTTCTGCGTGCTGCTGTACGGCTCGGCGAAGGCGATTCAGGTCTACGTGGCGCTTTCCACCCACGTACCCCTGCCGCAGATCGTGCCGATCCTCGTGACGGAGTTTGACCAGAACGTCATCGCCTCGATCTTGTCCTTTTGGTTCGTCGATCGAGCGCTGCGCCGCCTGACTGGCAAATGAGCGCCATAGACATCGCCGCCAGTCTGAGCCGGCGCTTTGAGGGGTTGCGCTTGCGCCCGTACCTGTGCCCGGCAGGCTTCCCGTCGATCGGCTTTGGTGCGCGTACCTATCTCGACGGCCGGCCGGTTCGGATGACAGACCCGGCTATTTCGGAAGAGACGGCGGAACGATTGCTGCTGTCCTCCCTGCAAAGAATCTACCTCCCTGCCGCGCAGAAGCTGTGTCCGAAGGCCGATGAATCGCAGCTCGGGGCGCTTGCCGACTTCTGCCTGAACCTCGGCCCGGCTCGGCTGGCATCCTCCACGCTGCGGCGCAAGTTCAACCGTGGTGACATCGTTGGCGCTCGGTCTGAGCTTCAACGTTGGGTGTATGGCGGTGGCAAAAAGCTCCCGGGGCTCGTGCTGCGCCGCAAGGCAGAGGCTGCGCTTCTGTGACGACAGTCGTCGCGAGCGTAGCGGACGGCCTGATGGTCGCCGACTCCAACATTTGCGACGACGATCGCCGCTATCCGGGCAAGAAGGTGTGGCGCATCAAGGGCGTCCTGATCGGCTTTGTTGGTGAGGAGCCAGACCACCTCCGCTTCCTTGAGTGGTATCGCGGCGGCATGGAGGGGAGGATCCAGTTCGGTGCCTCCAAAGCGCTGATCCTGTCCCCAGGCAAGCTAGAGCTATTTGATTCCAACTATGAGCGTCCGGTATTGATCCCGAAGGGCAGGGATGCCATCGGGACAGGCGCCAAGGCTGCGATGTGCGCTTGGGAGGCGCTTGGGTGGAAGAACCCAAAACGAGCCGTGCAGATCGTGTGTAGACACGATGTCGGCTCTCTCGGCCCCGTGCGGGTCTATCGACTGAGGTAAAGCCGATGCCCGCGTCTACCGAGAAGGTTGATCCGAAGCTCAAGGAATGGTGTAGCGAATCTCAAGCTCGATACATCGACGCGGTGAACGAACACGGCTCCATGCGAGCCGCCGCCCGCGCGCTGAAGGTCAACTACTACACCGTTCACTGCGCCATCAATCGAGCGCAGGCCTCGGCGGCGAGACGAGGATATGCGCCAGACCATGACATGGTGCGAACGGTACCCGAGGGCTTCAGGGTCAAAGGGGTATCGACCTACTACAACGAAGATGGGAAGCCGGTCGGGCAATGGGTGAAGTCCGAGGCGGACAAGCAGGCCCAAGAGGCGTTGATGCGGTCGGCGTTCGAGGCAATGGCGGAGGATCTGCCGCGCTTGAGCAAGACGCTGGCGCCGGCAGACACCCTGCCGCAGTTGTGCAACGTCTACACGCTGACCGACAGCCACGTTGGCGCGTTGTGCTGGGGCAAGGAGACGGGGGCGGATTGGGATTTGAAGATCGCCGAGGAGGTGCTTACCGGCTGCTTCGAGCGCATGCTGTTGTCTGCGCCTCGGGCTCGGGTCGGCATCGTCGCCCAGCTCGGCGACTTCCTGCATCAGGACAGTATGGCCGCTGTGACGCCGACGAACGGCCATCTCTTGGATGCTGACGGGCGGTTCTCAAAGGTCGTGCAGGTTGCGGTCCGGGTTCTGCGGCGTGTGGTTGACCTGGCTCTAAAGCGGCATGAAGCTGTTGTTGTCCTCCTCGCGGAAGGCAACCATGACCTGTCTTCCTCAATCTGGCTGCGTACGATGTTCGCGGCGCTCTATGAGAACGAGCCTCGGATCAAGGTGATCGACTCCCCGCTGCCGTACTACGTCCACCAACATGGCGAGACGATGATCGGCTGGCACCACGGACACCTGAAGAAGAACGATGGCTTGCCGCTGATGTTCGCTGCCGCCTTCGCCAAGGTCTGGGGCAACACGACCAAGCGGTACATCCACACCGGCCACCGGCACCACATCGAAGAGAAGGAACACGATGGGGTTGTGGTTGTGCAGCACCCGACGCTGGCCGCCCGCGACGCCTATGCCGCCCGAGGGGGCTGGATTGCAGAGCGCAGCGCCAAGGCCATCACCTACCACGAGCGGTTCGGCGAAGTCGGCCGCGTGACCGTCACTCCGGAGATGCTGCGATGAGCGCTACCGTTACCCGCCCGGCCTGCGCCGAATCCCCAATGCTCACCGAAGACGATGTTGTCTGGATTCGATATGAGGGGATGTGGCTTGGTCTTGAGAAAGACACTCGCCCGGAAACCGTAGAGCGCGCGTTGGCGGCTCTCCAGTGGATCGTTGGGCAAAGCGCCCGCTGCGATTGACCCAGAAAGGTCAATGCCCCGACTAGAACGGGGCACTGCCTGTTTCGCCCGAGCGAGCTTCAAGTCAACCCGCAGCCCTGCGCATGGGCTGCCGCTCGCACGTCTCCGGGTTTCGGACGACGCGCGCATTGTAAAGACTATTTACACGAATGTCCAGCACAGGACAAATCTATTTGATTTGTTCGCGGACGAACACGTATGTCCGGACCCGCAAACCTCAATTACGACACCCTCGTCAGCGATATCCAGGCGTACACCGAGCGCACGAATGATCCGACGCTTGTGGCGCAGATTCCCCGCCTCATCATGATGGCGGAGAACCGCATCGCCACCGACGCCAAGATCCTCGGGACGCGCGAGGTGGTGCAAAACACCTTCACCTCCGGTAATCCGGTGGTTCCGAAGCCGGCCTACTGGCGTCGCACCGAGAGTCTGAACTACACCGACCCGACGAATGGGAGGACGCAGATCCTGCCTCGGACGCTGGAGTTCTGCCGCGACTACTGGCCTAACGCCGCCCAGACAGGTTCTCCGAGGTACTACTCGGACTACGACTTCGACAACTTCCTGATCGTCGCTACGCCTTCTTCGGCGTTGCCGTTCGAGCTGGTCTACATCGCGCGCCTGGCGCCGCTGTCGTCGTCCACCGAGACGAACTGGCTGACCTCGAACGCGCCTCAACTACTACTGAACGCCTGCCTGCTGGAGGCGGAAGTCTTCCTCAAGAACACGAGCCGCATCCCCGTGCGCCAGCAGGCGTATCAGGAGGCGCTGGACGCCTTCAAGAGCGAAGACGCCTCCCGTGTCATTGACCGCAACATCGTGATCGCCTGAGATGGCCGACCTCCCGACCATTTTCGAGCTGGTCAGCCAGCCGGGCATCAAGCGTGATGGAACGAACCTGGACAACGCCTTCTACCAAGAAGGGCAGTGGGTTCGCTTCCAGCGTGGCCGCCCCCGGAAGATCGGCGGCTATCAGCAACTCTCGGGGCAGTTGCTTGGCCCAGTCCGTGGGGTGTACGTCGATAGCCGTTCCACGGGGAACACGGCACACACCTTTTCGACGCAGGGCGTAGAGCGGGTGCTGTTCGACAACTCGGGGGTCGTCTCCGACATCACCGACCGCACTCCATCGGGCTTCACTGCTAACGACAGCTACACCTGGCAGACCGCCTCCATGTTCCAGTCCGGAGGATCCGGGACGCCTACGCTGATTGGGTGTGTCACGCCCGATATGGCGAACATCGCCAGCGACGACACGGGGTATCTCTACGCTGGGGACGTGACGGCGAAAACGGCGCTTGCTCAAGTGTCGGACTCCAATGGCCCCATTCAGGTCAGCGGCGGCGTGTGCGTCCTGCAGCCGTTCGTCTTCGTCTACGGGTCGAATGGCTTGATCCGAAGCTCGAACCCCAACGACATCTCGACCGCCTCGGGGTGGACCCCTGGGCAAGGAACGGTATCGAACAACGTCGCCGCCACGAAGATCGTCAAGGGTCTGCAGATGCGCGGGGGCGGCAACTCACCCGCTGGCCTGTTCTGGGCGCTCGATTCCCTTATCCGGGTGAGTTTCGTTGGCTCGGCGAGCGGCTTCTGGAAGTACGACGTGCTCTCCGACGATGTGACCGTGCTCTCCAAGAGCGCGATCGTCGAGTACGACAACGTGTACTACTGGGTCGGTTCGGATCGGTTCTTCATGTACGACGGCATCGTGCGTGAGCTGCCAAACGAGATGAACCTCAACTTCTTCTTCGACAACCTCAACGCTTCACAGGCGCAAAAGGTCTGGGCGCTGAAGGTTCCTCGCTGGGGGGAAATCTGGTGGTTCTTCCCCTCGGGGACCAACACCGAGTGCGACACGGCCGTCATCTACAACGTCCGTGAAAAGACTTGGTACGACACCAAGATCGGGCGCTCTGCTGGCTTCCCGGCTCGCGTCTTCCAGTCGCCGCTGATGGCCGGTGAACTCGTCTCCACCACGAAACTGACCTATACCCAAAGCGCCGGAGCCTTTAGCGTGGGCGAGCAAATCCAGGGGTTGACGAGTGGAGCGGTCGGGACCATCGCAAAGAACACCGGAAGTCAGCTGAACCTCGTTAACGTGACCGGCACGTTCCAGTCAGGCGAGACGATCTCGGACACGATGAAGAACGGCACGGACCAGGGAACCGTTTCCGCTGCTCCTTCAACCCAAAGCCTTACCTCCCTCTGGCGCCATGAGTACGGGACGGATCGTGTTGTCGGGACTCAGGTGCTGGCGATCGATTCGTACATCGTCACCAACAACTTCCAATGGATGACGGGTGGTCCCATCGCCGAAGAGGGGCAGGGCGGCAACTTCCAAAGCCGGCTGACCCGTGTTGAACCCGACTTCAACATGACCGGCTCGATGAACCTGTACGTGGTGGGCAATGCCTACGCACAGGCGCCGACCGTCACGTCCTCGGCTTACTCCTTCACCGCCTCAACCGAGTTCGTCGATCTGCGCGAGCAGCGCCGGGAAATCTCCCTCAAGTTCGAGTCGAACACCGCAGGCGGAAATTGGGAGATGGGCAAGGTACTTTTGACCGTGGAGCCGGGCGACGAGCGTGGCTGACCTGACGGTTTTCAACCCACTTCAAATGACGTGGGAGCAGTGGAGTTCGCAGGTAGTCATAGACCTCTCCACGCAATACAATTTGCCTAACCCTGTCGAAGAGGGTTTGTGGCAACGCTGGGCAACCGAGTTGCTGACCATTCCGGGCTTGAGCGAATTGGGTCTGCCTGACCCTAGTGCATTCGCAAGCTGGCAAGCGTGGGCAGCCGCATTTACGCAGATCGCTGCGTAAGACCTCTTCGATATGGCAAACACAAAAGGCGCACTCGCGCATTTCGCTAGCGGCGGCTCAACCTACTCGTTGAGCGACCCGAAGTACGGCTGGACCGACGTATCCTCCTCGCCCAACTGGCAGGAGTGGCTGGGTTCTGCGTTCCCGAAAGACCAAGCAGAGGCCGACATTTACCATGCGCTTGGCATTCAGATGCCAGACGCCACCGCCCGGACTGGCCCCGACTCTGACATCGGACGGTTCCAATACGACACGTCTGGGCTGCCGGATCTGTACCGCGGCTACGACCCGTCTTCTGGGCAACAGATTTGGAGCGCGTTCGACCGGACTGGGAGCCAAGTCGGGACGCCGCACACATGGACCGACTCTGGGTTTGATCCGCTGTCCGCCCTGATTCTGGGCGCTGGTGCCGGTATCACAGGCGCGGGGCTGATGGGGTACCTTCCCGGTGGAGCGGCAGCGGCCGGCGCCGAGGGCGTTGGAGGCATCGGAACACTAAGCGCCTCTGAGTTGCCAGCAGTCGCTTCCCCGGCCATTGACGCCAACCTGATCGCTGGGACCGGCTCGCTTTCCGGGTTTGGTGGTGCTGGCGGCGCTGGCGGACTCGGCGCACTCGGCGGCGGTCTTACCGGTGATGCGATGGGAGGCGCCGCTGGAACACTGGGTGCCGCCGATTCTTCGCTTGCCTCGTCTCAGCTCGGCCTAACCGCTGCCGACGTGTCTGGCGGGATCCCCGCAGCCGTCGATTTCAGCGGCATCGGAACCGGGGCTGCTTCTGGCATCGGGACTGCAGCGCAATCGCCGAGTTTCTGGGACTCGCTGCAAAAAGGCGCCTCCAATTGGTGGGACAAGGCCAGCAGCGGCGATCTCAACGCCATCCGCGGCGGCTTGTCCACGATCGGGGCGCTGTCCCAACTGTTTGGCGCGCACAACCCGAACAACCTCAGCGCCTCTCAGATCCGAGACCAACTCAAGGGGCCGTACAACTCCTTCAGTCCGAGTCAACAGGCGGCGGTTTCGCACTACTTCAATTCGCCGGTCTCGGTCCCGTACCGAGCCCCGAACGTCAACGGCATCGTTCAACTGTCGAACCAGACAGGATCGGCGCCGGCTCAGACGTGGTTGCCGCCGAACACCGCGAACACCATGCCGGTGCAGCAGGGGCCGCAAGGCTACGCGCACGGCGGTTCCGTCTGCGGGGCACTCAGCCACTTCGCGAAGGGTGGCTCAGCCTACGTTCAGGGCAACGCGCCGGGGCAAGCCGACAACGTGCCGGCCGTCCTCAGCCCAGGCGAGTACGTCATGGACGCAGACACCGTGTCGTCTCTTGGCGACGGCAACAACGCCGCAGGCGCACAAAAACTCGACCAGATGCGGCAAAGCATCCGCGAGCACAAACGCTCCGCACCCGCAGACAAGATCCCTCCGAAGGCCAAGGCCCCTGAGCAGTACCTGAAAGGTCGCAAATGAGCGGCATCCTCGATTCACTCGGCAGTTTGAACAGCGGCCAACTCCCGCCGAACGTCACTGCCTCTTCGGGCTCGCTGTCGAGCCAGCCCGATTGGTTCCAGCAGATGGAGCAGGGCCTCGCGGCCCGTGGCGCCCAGATCGCCGATCGCGGGTATCAGTACTACTCAGATCCTCGCCTTGCCAACTTCACGCCCGACCAGCTCAACGCTTTCCAGGGTGTGCGGAACATGCAGGGCTCGTGGCAGCCTAGCTATCAGGGTGCTTTGGGTGCCTACGGGCAGGCGTTGCCTTATGGAATGAGCTCCCTGAACCGCGGGGCTGGCTACGGGGCCGGAGCGGTCGGTGCAGCGCAGGCCGGCGCTCAAGGCGCAATGGGTGCGGCTCAGCAGTACGCCCCCTGGATGACATCGGCCGCGGGGACATACGGCGGCGCAGCGATGGACGCGGCGAACAGCGGGGGCGCGGCGGCGCAGAGCGCGGCCAACCAAGCTGGTCAGCAGATGGGCAAGGCGGCCAACCAATACGGCCAAGGCGCCGTCTCCGCCACGCAAGGCCCATCCCAAAGCTGGACGGACAACTTCTCCAAGTACATGAGCCCGTACACCCAGAGCGTGGTGAACGAGATCGGCCGCCTGGGGAATCAAAACCTGTTCCAGAACGTGTTGCCCCAGGTGAATGACTCGTTCATCGCCAATGGTGGCTTTGGTTCTGATCGCAACGCCGAGATGATCGGCCGCTCGATCCGTGACGCGCAAACGAACATCTCTGGCTTGCAGTCTCAGGCGCTGGAAAGCGGCTACGGCACCTCGGCTGGCATCTTTGGTCAGGACGCCAACCGTGCTCAGCAGCAACAGCAGATGCAGTCCAACGCCAACCTTGGCGCTGGGAACCTCGTCACTGGGGCATTGGGGCAAGCTGGGCAGTTGCGCACGAACGCGGCTCTCGGTGCGGGCCAGCTCGCGACCAACGCAGCACTCGGCGCGGGAAATATGTACGAGGGGGCCTTGGGCCAAGGCGCGAACCTGCTCACTGGAACCGCACTGCAAGGCGGCCAGCTCGCCTCAAACGCTGGGCTGCAAGCGGGGCAGATGGCGAACCAGGGTGCTCAGATCGGCGGCAATCTCGCCCTACAGACCGGGCAAGGCATGGGAGCGCTGTCGCAGCTCGGGCAGCAGCTTGGCTACAACGACCTCAACGCATTGAGCGGCATCGGTGCGCAGCAACAGGGCCTCCAACAGCACGCCTACGACACGGCGTATCAGGAGTTCCAAAACCAGCGCGACTACCCGATGCAGCAGGCCTCTTGGCTGTCCAACCTGCTGCGCAACGCGCAAGTTCCGACAACTCAAATCGGATCAACCAATGCACCACTTCCTGGGGCGCAGTACGGGGCGACACCCGCCAACCAGATTGGCGGCGCATTGAGCATGCTTGCGCCGTACTTCTCCGGCTCTGGCGGCTCCGGAGGTTCGTCTGGCGGCGCTCTTCCGTATTGGGGTGGCGGCTCCAACGATTGGGAAAACTACATTCCCGGAGGCTGATAGATGCCGTTCGATTTCGACAACACCATCCAAGGCGCACTCGGTCTCCTAGCCAAGTCTGCGCAGCCCGCGCAGATGGACACCGACACGTCCTATCTGACTCCTTCGGCCATTGAGATGGGGCCGGGATATTCGCGTCGTGCAGCACTGGCCGGATTGCTAGGCCCGACTCACAGCGGCTCTACGGCTGAAGGGATTGCTAACTCCATGGCCGGCGAGAACGCTGCCGACTTGGAGCAGGCAAAGCTGCGTGCGATGTACCTCCCGGCAATTGCGAATGCGGTGACATCGCGTCAACAAGCCGCAGCACAAGCCAACCTCGTCAACGTCGAAGCAGCGCAGCACATGATCGGCGCAGCACAGGCGGCGCGGGCTGCCGACATCCAGCGCTGGGCGCTCGGCCAATTCGGCTATGACGGCGGTCAACCGGATCAGATCGTCCCTCAACTGTCACAGGGGGCGCTTTCTCAGGGAGCGGCTCAAGGCGATGTTGGCCCGACAAATACGAACGCCCAGCGGATGACTGGCGCCTTGTCGGCAATGGCTCCGCAGCGACCGTCTGGGATGATGTTCGGCGTCCCGAGTGACGTGGCTCTGTCGGATCTCGCCTTCAACGGCGGGAAGAACATCGCCGGGTTTGCGAACGAACGAAGTAAGCCGACCCCGGATGTCATCAACGCTCAGTACGCGATGGGGGGCGACGGCGCTGGAGCGCAAAACCTTGTTCTGGCGAAGCTGATGAAAGAAGGCATCGTCACGATGCGTAACGGCCTGCTTTACAACACGCTCACGGGCCAGTTCATGGGTGCGCCTGCTGCGATGATCCAGAAGAACGCGGAGGCGGTGAAGCGTGGCGAAACTCTGGGCGGCACGACGACGACCGTCAATCCCGATGGCAGCGAAAGCACGGCCATCTTCGGCGACTTGTACACCCCGCCCGGCGGCAATCCCAATACTCCTGCTCCGATCCGGAACAACAACCCCGGCGCCCTGATGCCGGGCGGGAAGTTGGCGCAGTTCAAGACGCCTGAAGAGGGCTTGGCTGCCATGGATCAAAACCTGCAGAGCTATGGCAAGCAGGGCGTCAAGACGCTATCCGGCGTCATTGCCAAATGGGCGCCGCCGAACGAGAACGACACGCAAGCCTACATCGCCGACGTATCGAAGCGCCTCGGCGTCGATCCGAACGCCACCGTTGACTTGAACAACCCGCTGCAGCGCCACGCGATCAGCACAGCGATCATGCTGCACGAGAACGGCCCGCAAGCCGTGTTTGGGCAACCGGCCGCACAAGCAACGCCGGCTCCGGTGGGTGTACAGACCAAAGCCGCCCCAGGCGTGACTTCAGCACGAGCGCAAGGCGACAAGTTCTACGAGCAGATTGCCAGCGAAGGGCAAAGCGTCGGCCAGGACCGAAACATCCTGGAAGAGATGGCGAAGCTGGCAAACGACCCGAATGCGAAGTTCGGCCCCGGCGCTGAGGGCGTTGCCGCGTTCAAGGCGAAGATCGCCAACATCCCGGGCCTGCCGGATTCGTGGAAGGCGGATGTCCAGCAGGCGCAGACCTATCAGGACGTTCTTCGCAAGCTTGCGAGCAATATGGCGATGGGCCGCTTGGGGCAGGGGAGCACTGGCACTGACACCCAGTTGGAAACCCTGCTGCACTCGTTCCCCAATGGTGAGATGACTCCTGCCGCCATGAAGCAGGTTCTTCCGATGCTTCAGCGCCAAGTGGATGCGCGCGAGACCCGTCTCAACGCTGCGTCGAACTTCCTCAAGGCGCATGGCAACGACAGGCAGTACATGCAAGACTTCAACCAGGCGTGGAGCAAGTTTGGCGATCCGGTCGCGATCGAAGTCGGCCGCCAACTGGCGATTGCTCAGAGCCGTGGGGACAAGAACGCAGCGGCGACCCTCATCGCCAAGATCAAGGCTGATCCTGACCTCACGGCCAAGATCAAGGGCCTCAACTCTCTGGGGGCGTTCTAATGCCGCTCGATCTCTCCGGGCTTGACGATCAAGCGCCGCCCCCCGGTGGACAGTCCGCCCCGGTCCCGGGCAAGCTTGACCTGTCGCTGCTCGATGATCCTTCGCTGACCGCTGCCGCAAAGCCCGCTCCTACCAAACAGGCCGTGCCGCAGAAGGTGGACGTGATGTCGTCCGCCATCGACCCCGCATGGAAGGCTCCAAACGGTAAGTGGAGCGACTATGACGTGCAGCAGTACACCGCACGCATGCACAACCAGGCGGCCAGTGAAAACGAAGGCATCTTGCGTGGTGCTGCAGGTATCGGCCATACGCTGCTGAAGCCGGTTCAGTGGCTTGCTGACTGGATATCCCCTCCTCAGCAAACGATGGGCGGCCTTGTCACTGGGCAACCGACGCAGAAGAACGCCGTCTCCAGTTACATCGACAGCATCCAGGACACCATCAACAACCTGGACAAATCGAACGCCGGGAATGGCCACTACCAGACCGGCAAGGTCATGAGCCAGATGGCGATGACCTATCCAGTGGGCGGCGTGCTCGGGCAGCTCGCAAGGGCCGCGAACTTGCCGCGTCTGGCCTCGGCCATTGAAACGGGGGGGCTGAGTACTGGCGCGGCACCGGCCGCTCCAGCCGCTGGCGCCTTGTCTCGTCTTGGCTCGGCTGCGGCGAACATGGGTGTTCGCGTTGCGGGCGGCGCGATAAACGGCGCGGCAAGTGCTGGGCTGGCCGACCCGAACAGTGCGACCGCAGGGGCGGTGGCCGGTGGTGCGTTGCCTGCTGTGGTTTCTGGCCTTGGCAATACGGCAAAGGCCGCTGGCTCTGTGTATGGCGCCCTGTCTCCGCTTTGGAGCCAGAAGGGCGCGCTTAACGCCGCGACCCAGAAGGTTGCAAAGGCTGTCCCCGCCCAGGACATTTCGCAGATCATTGGCGACCTGCAGACCTACTTCCCGAAGGGAGCCGAGAACATCCCGCTGAGCAGCGCGGCCATCACCGGAAGTCCTCATCTCGCGCAACTTGAGCAGGGTTCTCGGCTGCAGTTCCCGACCAACTGGATGGACTTCGACCGCAACCAAGCCAAGGCGGTGTTTGACAACGTCATGAACGCGACCGCTGAGGCTGGGAACATCGGGGCGGCGCGCGCTGCCCGAAGCCAAGGCTGGGACGACGCCTGGGGTAAGGCTATGTCGAACTTCAAGCCGAAGGTTTGGCAGAAGGAGATGGGCGCCCTGGGTCCGAATTTGGATCAAGCAATGGCGTCACCGGAGGCCAGCAATCCAGCAGTTCGGAACATGCTGCAGGCTATCAAGGACGAGGTTGTCCGCGTCGGTCCGAACTTCAGCCCGGCACACTTGCAGCAGATTCGAGCGAACCTGAGCGCGAGTGCCTACAACCCGATGAGCCCGAACGCCTTCGCTGCTGCGCCGCGTGACAACCCAGCCACCATCAGCGTCATGCAGGAGCTTGACAACATCCTGAACAAGTCCACCGGAGGCAAGTGGCAGAACGTGCTGAATTCGTACTCCCAGGGGTCGCAAGCCGTCAATGCCGCCAAGGCTGCATCAAAGGTGCAAAGCTCGTTCATGGACCCAGAGACGGGCCGCCTCCTGGCGAAGACGATCGACCCGCAAGGGGCGGTTCCAATCATCACCGACTCGGGCCTGACGCGCGCAATGAACGCCGCACGAGGGAAGGACGGAAGTCAGCAACTCAGCCAACCCGCCGCGGATCAGTTGCAGGCGACTATTGACGCTCTACGCCGTCAGAACGTGGTGCAGAACCTCAAGCGATCGGCGACTGCGAAGGGCGGCAGCGACACGGTGTCAAACGCGATTGCTGCGTTGCCTTTTGTGGGCGGCTACTTGGCGAAGCCTCTGCAGAAGGCGGTCTTGAACCGCGACGCGGCCTTGACGGGCTTGCTGACGAACCCGGATCAACTAGCGTCGCAGCTCAGTGCGTATCAGGGGGCAGCGCAGCAGGGGGTGCTTTCACATCCTGAACTGGCTCGCGTGGCGCCTGTCCTTTTGGCCGACCATTGAGTTCTAGGCCGTTCTTGCCGCAGTAGAAGCCCCAGATGATGGCGGCTATACCGAAGAGAACGACCTTGGCCCAGAGGTATTCAGACATCCGCCACCCGCACTGAAGTTGCGGACTCAGTTATAGCAAACTCCAAGCCCGGAGCGTCCCATAGCGGGGTGTTCCGGGCTCTTTTGTCGTTTGTGCCTCTCATTCTGTACATTGCCCAAAATGAGAGGCGCTTAGCCGAACGGCCGCCAGACCGGGATGCCTGCTGCTTCGCAGCGCTTCACGTTGTCAGCGGTCCCGCGCCCGCCTGGGAAGGCAATGCAGCCATGAGCGCCTGCGGCTACCATCCGAGCGTTGCGCTCCGGCCCGGCCTTCGGCCCCAGCTCGCGCCAGTTGGCCTCGAACACCTCCACCCAGACACCGCGTGCCTTCGCCCATTCGCCGGCCAGTGTGTCTGCGCCTGGTGCACCACCGTGTACGAGGAGTGTGATTGAGCGCTTGGCGTGTGCTCGGTCGAGCGCGGCGAACACCCGCGCCCTGTCAGCGTAGTTCCGGCCGCCGCAGACGATGACGACGTGCGCGGTCTCCTGCCGGCGCAGCCACGCGACATGCTGCTGCCGTAACGTCTCGGCGTCGTTCACGACGAGCGGCGGCTGGCCTTCGACGGGGCGGTAGCGTGGGTCTGAGGGGTTGCCCATCCGCAGTACAGCTAACCGCCGTTTATCCCTGGTGCGGCTACAGCGCCTTGAAGCGCTCGCGAATCGCATGCGCGCAGTCCAGCGGGCCAATGCCTTCAATCGGCCGCCCGACCGTCAGGATCTCCCACTTGCGGCGCTCCTTGTCCTCACAACACTTCGCCGCTTCTTCTGCTGCGTGCTGCATGGCGAGACGGCAGAGGGCTTGCAACTGAACGTCGCTACAGATCCACTGCGTCTGGCCGTCAAACTCGCCGTCCACGTCAAAGCCCGCGCTCTTCGCCCACTGCTCGACCAGCTTCTGTAGATCGCCCGCTTCTTTGGGTTTCTCTGGCGGCGCGGCAAGCTGTTGCTTTTGCCTCCACTCAAACATTTGAGAAGGCGTCATGCAGGGAAGCGACGGCTGCGGAACTGAATCAGGATCCAGGTTCGCCTGCAGCGGCTGTGCGTATTGCTTGTACCAATCGGTCATCGGCTACTCCTGATTCCCCACGGAGGGCAGCTTGAATCTCCCGCAGCAGCACTCCGAGACGAGAGTCATGCCAGATGCCTTGCGCGTCTTGTTGATGTGAGCAAGGCATTCCTTGCAAAAGTTCCCGTGGCACTGGCAGGGGGACTGCCACCCGCACTTGTTGCACCAATCTCCGACCGGAGAGCGCGCCTCAACAGCGCCGCAAACGGGGCATGTCATCACCTACTCCTTCACTAGAGGAACGTCCTGCCATTCGGTCCATTGAGCTGGGCCGCCTGGCGGACGAGGCAGGCGAACCAGCTTGCGCATTTGCAGGATGCGGACAGTCTTCGGCTTCACGCCTAGCGTCGCATCGGCAAGCGGCGGCACTTGCTCGCGCTCCACAAACCGCAGTTCCACGTCTTCAACGATCATCGCTCTACTCCTTGGCTGGAGGGGTGTCCTAATTTAATATTGACCCTGTGCTGTTGACGTACCGTTACCGCGTGAAGTCCCTTCATGGCTTGCTGAAAAAGCAAGCCCGTGCGGTCAACTTCGTTTGGAACTACTGCAACGATCGGCAGAAGGACGCGCTGCGCTTCGGTAGGCGCTGGCTCACTGGGTTTAACCTCAACAACCTCACCGCCGGCAGCAGCCGCGAACTCGGCCTGCATGCCCGCACCATTAACGCGGTGTGTGATAAGTATGCCCAGTCCCGAGCGCAGAAAAATCGTCCGTTTCTTCGCTATCGTGGCAAGAAGTCGCTTGGCTGGGTGCCTCTCAGGGGACGTGACGTGAGGGAGACGCCCAACGGTTTTCACTTCCACGGCCGTGAATTCAAGGTGTTCAAGAGCCGCGATTTGCCGGCCGGCGCAACAATCAAGGACGGAACCAACTTCTCGCGTGATTCGCGCGGCAACTGGTTCCTGAATGTCTGCATAGAGGTTCCAGATGTGCCGGTCCGCGCGCCTGCCATAGGTGTTGGCATCGACCTTGGGCTTAAGGAGTTGGCCGCCCTCTCGACCGGCGAGAAGATCGAGAACCCGCGGCACTTCCGACAGTTGGAGGAGGCGCTTGGCAAGGCACAGCGCGCCAGGAAGAAGCGCCAGGCCGCCAACATCCACGCCCGCATCGCCAATGCGCGTCGGGACTTCCTGCACAAGGCGTCGCTCAGCATCGTGCGGCGCTTCGACTACATCGCGGTGGGCAACGTGTCCGCCGCCGGGCTTGCCAAGACCAGCATGGCGAAGTCTGTCTACGACGCTGGCTGGTCGTCCTTTCGAAACATGCTCCGCTACAAAGCGATTGCGCACGGGGCTTGGTACGAGGAAGTGAACGAGGCGTTTTCCACCCAGGTCTGTTCTTCGTGTGGCTCCATGCCGCCGGAGAGGCCGAAAGGTATCGCAGACCTTGGAATAAGGCGGTGGGTCTGCAGTGATTGCGGTTGCGAACATGATCGTGACGTGAACGCTGCTTTGAACTTGCTTGCCCGCTCGGGACATCGAGCGCCTGTAGAGGGAACCCCGGCTTAGGTCGGGGGGTGTCAAGTCTTGGTATCGCTCAACTCCGGTCTCGGTTCATCAAACTGCTCGCCCCGACTAACCGCCTCGCGCATGCGGGCGAACCACAGCCCAAGCTCTGTACGGTAGCGCAGGGCTCGGCTTGCATCCTCCTTGCGGTAGCCGCGCCTCAGCACGGCGCAGGCGCGCTCCGCTTCCTCGGCCGTCATGCCCGCGTAGAGGTTGCCCGGGATCTCGGCTATGTCTCGAAACAGGTCGGCCAGCGGCGGCTCGGGCTTGGTATCGCTCATAGGGGATGCTCCAGGGGACTTCTTGGGGAACTTTTTGGGCAGCGCCGTCCAATTCTGTCGTGCTCACCCAGGAAAGTAGACGCGCGTCGCACTCTGTCTTACCCCGTAAATTAGTTCGAGTCCAATCGCGCCTACCAATGGAAACCTGTTAGCCAGGGGACCGTTGGGGGACTGGAGCGGAGGCCAACAGCGCCTCCAGCTTCGCTTTCTCCCGGCCCCGGTCGGCCCCGTCGATCCACTTGGCATAGACGGAAAACAGCATCTTCGCCGACTTGTGGCCCATCTGCCGCGAGATGTAGGTGGGGTTCACGCCCGCCGCCAGCGCCGTCGTCGCGTAGGTGTGCCGGGTCTGGTAGGCCCGCCGATCCCTGATCCCGCAGCGCTTGAGCGCTGGCTTCCAGTAGTGGTCCCGCTGGCTGCGCTCATCGTGCCACGGCCGGCCCGTCACCGGGTTGTGAAAAATCTCGGCGTCCTTCATGAACGTGTGCGGCTTCTGTGCCTTCAGCGCTTCAACGGCCCGAGCTACCAAGTCCACGTCCCGAGTGGCGTAGGTCTTCAGCGGCTTGACCTTCCCGGCCGTCTTTGCCCGCTCGACGCGGATCGTCCCCGCGTTCCAGTCCACATCCGCCCAGCGCAGGGCAATCAGTTCCTCGGGGCGCATGCCGGTCAAAAAGGCGAACTCGAAGTATGCCCAGACCGAGGCGTGATAGTGCTTGCGAATGTCCGCAAGGATCGACTCGGCTTCCTTCGGAGTCAGCGGATCGGGAGGCGGCGCCTGGTGCTTGCCGTTCTCGATGCCCTCCATGGGATCTTCGATCTTTAGGTCGCGGCCGGCGATGTGGAACACGCCCCGCAGGGGGATCAGGTAGTTGTTCAGGAGCTTGTTCGACGCCCAGCCGTGGTCGCCGATCTTCGCGGCCACCTTGCCATGCGTAAGGTCGGCAATGGGCGTCTTCTCGCCGAACAGCGACCTCCAGACGGCCAGCGCGTTGCGGTACTGCGCCTTGGTCTTGTCCGCCAGCCGGCCCTTCGACTGCAGGTACAGCTCGCACATCTCGCCGAACGTCGCCGTGCTGGGCGCCAGCTTCTCCGCGCGTTTGCTGTCTGGGAAGAACTCGCCAAGCACGAACGTCCCCAGACCGATCTGCTTGCGGATGGCCGCCGCAACCCTGCGGGCGTGGTTGATGTTGGCCGGCGTCGGTGCCATCGGCTTGCCCGCGACGGTCAACGTCTCCTTGTACCGCTGGCCCTTCCACACGAAGAACAGGCGGATGCTGGTTGGCCTGACCTCTACGCCGTCGCTTCCACCCATTTCCTGATCCCCTCTGTGTCAATCCAAATGCGGCCATCGGGAGCACGGCGCCATTCGCGGTTTTGCACCCAAATCCCGCGCTCCAGGCGCTTACGGACAGCACCTTCGCTGAGGCCGGTCATTTTGGCCGCCATCGCCACAGTGACGTAGCGGGCAGGTTGAACTGCTGTTTGCTCGCTCATCTCTACTTCCTCAATCCAAGCGAACAAGCCTTGACCGCTCGGCCGCTGGTGTGCGTTTCACAAGCTCGATCAGCGCCTCCAGCAGAAGCCGGTCGGCCTCGGCGCACCACTCGACCGCTTCGGCGCGGGAGTTCACGCCTACCAGCGCACTACGGCAGCTACGAATGTCGGCCAGCAAGTCTGTTATGTCGCTCATCTCGTACCCCTCAAATGCTCAGCGCTCTCTCCGTTGATCCGAACGTACTTCGTAGGATCTACTCCAGACCACAGAGATAGCATCGCCAGCGCCGGGCCGCTGATGCCCTTGCGGCTGCCACGCTTCAGTCGCGTGACCGTGCCATCGCTGACGCCCGTTTCCTCGCACAGCCTGCGAGGGATGTAGCCTCGAGACTCAGCCACCTTCAGCACCTCGCCGATGAAGGCTTGGCCGTCTAGGGTCAGTTCGTACTGCCGGGCCATCTATTCCGCTCCGAACGAAGGACGGAACCCATTGCGCATCAACTTGCGAAGCGCATAGATCGCCTGCGAGCGCGTCATGCCGAACGGAATTCGCACGCTGACGCGTACCGTGGACCGCATGGCTTCGACGGTGCGGCGCTTGACCTTGCGGATGTTCATTCCGCTCCCCTCTCTCCAATAGAGGCAGCAGCACGGATGCCGACTTTTGCCCAGTAGCCGCGGCCGTTCACGCGCGCTCGCCGATAGCCGCGGCCGTGCTCGATCCTGACCTGCCGCCGGAGCGCTCCGAACCATAGGCCCGGCGCTTCAAAGCCCCAATGGTTTGCGGTGTTCATGGCATCTTCGATCACGTTGCCATGAGCCCAGCAGAAACACGGCACGTGCGCTTTGACCCACTCGCGCAGGCTGAGACAATTGCTGCACGTCCGGCAATGAGAGGCCTCGCCTTCCCAAATCGCAAAGACGTATTCGTATTGCTCGCCCGGCTTTATCATCCTCGCGCACTCGCGGCACTTGTGTTCTTTGCGCGCTGTGTGCATGGCAGCGCGATATACAGAGGCCGGCTCATAGTCGCACTCGCAGTAGCTCACCTTCCACCATCCTGTTCGCCCATGGCGGAATCAATGGCGGCGTCGAGTTGAGCGCCAGAGATAGCGCCCATGGTCGGTACTGCCTCGGTTGGTACAACCCAGGTTGTCCAAGGGATGCCCTTGATCGCGTAGCTGGGCATACCGGCGAAGTCGATGCCGCGCCGCAGCCACCGATACCGCTCCGCGTCCTTCTTCGCCTCCTCAAGCTGACGCAGTGCTTCGTCTTGCTGGCCGCAAAGGGATAGGTACTCAAGGGCTTGCTGCTGGAGCTTGGCTTGGGCCTCTGCCAGTTGCTGCTCCAGTTCGGAGATGCGGGATGCAGCGGCGACCCCTTCTTTCAAGGCGCGGCACGCTGGGCACATCGGATCAAACGACTCTGGTTGCAGGTCATCCGGGCACAGGCCTTCGTAAATGTGCATGGGAAGCTGCGTGCTCATTCCTGCGATCCTCCGCGTTCGATATGGGTCGGCGCCCATATCCAGTCGTCAGGCTCCGGGCCAAAGCTCTCGTAAGCGACGGAGCCGGCGGGGATGATGTCGTGCGCGTCCAGGCAGTAGCCGCCCATTGAGAAGGCGTCTTCCTTCAACGCCTCGGGGATGCGCCCGAAGTTGCCGCCGAGGATGCGTCTGTGCGTTTCCACGAAGACCAGCACTCCGACCTGATGGTGGGTCTGGATGCTCGAAGGGCCGTACATGGCGCGGCGCGTGCTCATTCCTGGCTCCCGATTCCAAGCGCCCGCACGAAGGCCAGCAGGCACTGACGGTTGAAGGTGTAGGTGTCGCTGCGGCTATGGTCGCTGCTGTGCTTGTAGCGCCAGGCCATGCGGTGGGCGAGCGCTTCAATTTCGCTGTCGCTCAGCGGCTCCTGCGCTGGGACGGTGGAGAGGCGCCATGCCTCTTGCCACATGCGCCACGCCAGATCGACGGCAATGTCTCGGTAATTGCCGGGCCATGCAGACCGCGTTGCGTCGTCTGGGTAGCGTGAGACGCTGCGCTCGTATGGTGATGCGCTGATTGCCGCCTCAAACGCCTCCCGTACTGCCGCTGGAGATGATGGAGATGACTCTTGTTTGGGCGCGTCGGCGTTGCCGACCGGGCTGTCGCCCTTCGGGTTCGACCTCGCGCGATACTGCCGAAGCCACGCCGCTTTGCATGCGCGGCAACCACGTTTCCCACGCGATTCTGAAATTAGGTTCCCATCCGCATACGCATGCCCCTGGGGGCAGTGCGTTTTCAGCGCGTTCAGCTTCGCCGGTGCTTCAGAGTTTTCATGCACGTTGGTGCGTCTATCAACCACGCGCAAATGCTCGGGGTTGACGCAGGCGCGGTTCCGGCAGACGTGGTCCACCACCATCCCGTCAGGAAGCTCAATTCCACGCAACATTAGGGACACGCGGTGGGCGCGCGGGTTCTTGCCGCGCAAATAGAAAACACCGTAGCCGTCACCGTCCGTCGCCGCCGTCCAAACCCAACATCCGCTTGCGTCGATCCGAACCTTCTCCATGAAGCGTTCACGCACGGCTTCATTCATTGCTAGCCTCCTCGCCGCTTCGCACCCCCATCCCTCGCGCGGGCGGCTTGCAGTGCGGGTGGTAAAAGCGGCTCCCGGAAGCATCAATCTCACCAAACGCGGTGCCGGTGATGGAGCCGCCGCACTTGTCGCACTTGAGGATCGACGCCGGGGGTATCCATGCCGCGTTAGGGATCGCAGCGTAAAGCGGAGCTTGCAGCGTAGAGCCCGGCGCCGCAGGCGCAACGCACAAAGGCTGTTCCGGCTGTTCTGATAGATCAAGCTGTGTATTCATGAGGATTGGTCCTTGATCGACAGTGGGCCAGCGAGCGGGCGCGTGGTGTAGCTCACAGAGACGCAGCGCGAGCAGTGGTATTCCTCTCCGCAGCTGTTGCACGTCACCTCTGCGTCGCCGTCCAAGCCTGGCCCGAAGTTGATTTCCCAAGCGTCTTTCTCTCGATGTCCGCAGTGAGGGCAGATCGGCTCAGGCTTGAGCGCGTGGAATTCAGCCATCACACCCCTCCCTCAGTCTGATTGGGCTGCACCGGGAGGGATGCGGACAGAGCGGCGCGGACAACTGCGCGGCACAGCGGCAACAACTCGGCGCCGCAAGGCACGGTGCTGGAGATGACGGGGTAGTCGTTGGCCTTCAGTTCGCGGAACACGAGGAAGCCGATTTCCTCATCCGTCAGTGCTGCTACAGGCGCAGCGGGGAGAGCGGCGTAGAGGGGCGTCCAAGCGCTGTTCTCGGGGTCACTGAACCAGAGGTAGCCGCGGGTCGTGGTCTCGCGCTTTTCCAGCTGCTCGGTTGGCACCCAGCACTCCACCACCTCTCCTGCCTGTGTAGATGGCTGCGCTGGTGCAGGAGGGGAGGCGAGAGCGGAGTGCGCAACGAACGGGCCTTCGTCCATGAACTGGAACGTCAGGGTGTCGTCGCCGTTGTCTCGGAAGCCGTAGCGCCACGAGTCGGGGACCATTGGCTGCGCTGCACCCCGAACGGGGTCAAGCGGGTTGATGCCGCAGAAGCTCACCAGCGTCTTGCCCTGATGGCGAGCCTTCCACTCGCGGCATGCCGACTGCGCCGAGGTCATGCTGCCGTGCACGCGATCCACGCACACCAGCCACACGCCATCTCCGCGCTGCTCGATGAACAAGTTGTCGGCGAGGTTCAGCGAATAGCCGGGCTTGGTCGCCTCTGCTGCTACAGGCTGTGCCGGCTCGGTTGGCTGGGAGTGCGACGGGTGATTCTTGGCCCAGCCGCAGGCCAAGCAGTGCGACTCTGCGCCAGGCGTCGGCTCGAACTCGTGGGTCTCGGCCGGCTCGGTTGGCTGGGAGGAGGTCTCACACAATACAGGCCAGATTTCAGGATCTTCGGCGCGAATCTCTGCCGCCAGCCGCCGCAGGTCTTCTGCCGCTTTGCGCCAACCATTACCGTTGTACGGTCCGTCAATTTCTGGGTCGTTCAGCGCGGAGCTTTCCGCGTCGATCACATCGGCGCAGTCGGCCATGACTTCGAGTACCACAGGGTGGCGCTGTGCACGCTGCAGAAGCGTTGCCAGATGCCACTCGTTAGGCCGGGCACAGCCACATGATCCCGCGTTTGCTCCACCGACGTTCGCCACCCCTGCCGCTGCGTTAACCGCAGCCGGGTCTCGGATTTCATGGCCGCTTGCAGCCGCCTTTGGAGAGCACGTGCGTTTGCCCGAAACTGTCTCAGCCGGCTCTGCTGTCTGCGCCACTGGGCGAGCAGAGAGCACTTCAGCCTCAACCAGGCGCGCAAACCTGCGCATGCCTTCCCAGTCCTTCTTTTCCATCGCGTTCAGGTCGGCGCCTGACTTGAGCACCAGCGCGACGATGGCTTGCTCCGACAACCCCTCGGCCACCGGCTCTGCCTGCGGCTTGGCTAGTGCTGCAAGGGCGTCGTCAAACGCTTTCTCTGCTGCCATGACCTTGCGGGTGTTGGCCTTGAACGCAGCCTCACCGCGCCCGCTGACGCGCTGGCATCGAGCGATTGCCCATTCGTCGGCCAATCGACGCAGTTCATCCGCCAGCGCCTCGGGTGTCTTGGGATTGGTGCTATCGCTCATTT